AACGCCACCTACAATCACAGCATTAGCAATAACACAAGCCATGTCATGGACTTCAATAGGCCGTAACTTACGGCCCATAGCCCCATAGATTGTCTTAGTTAAGAAACGAAGACAATCTTCTAGGGGTTCAGGACCAGATGCACGCCCTCCGAAGGTCTTAAGTCTAGCACCTGCTGGCCGGATCTTATGCAGTTCCCATGTAGGATGCACGCCCTTTAGAAGGGAAGTTAGAAGATGCTTTACAGCGTCTGCCCAACCTGCCTTACTATCTCCGGCTACAACAAAGTTATTTTCACATCGAGTAATCTCAGAAGGAACCTCAGGCCACTTATCAGTAACCCTAGACTCTACCGAATATCCTACACCCGTGCCATTCATTAAAATGTAGAGTAGTTCTGCTAAAGCAGTAGGACTATCTAATTCTAAATACGAACAGTTAAAAATACAGGTATTATCGCGATCAGCTGCCGGGCCTGCAGTCATAAGCGACCGCATGCTCGGCATTACTTCTCGATTACGCACCATTGTTTTTACAAACGAAGGAACAGACTCCAAACCGTTGTTTAAAGCTTGCGTTGTTAGCCAACTCCACCAACGATCTACCGTCTCATCCCAAGACTCTCTACGCCCCAAGGTATCATTCCACCTAGAATATTTACTTAAGTGGATAAACTTGCTAAATTCAGACCAATCCTCTGGATACATTTCACTCTCCGGTAGAACCAAATCCTCCCGCATCACGAGAAGTAACAGTTAGATCATGGAAATGACCTACTTGTTCCATCGGGAAGGGGCATACAGGGACAATAATAAGCTGAGCGATTTTCTTTCCAGCGTTGATAACGGTTTCTTCGTCATCAAATCGATCTGCCATAATAATAATTTCGCCTCTATAATCAGAATCAATAACACCTACAGTGTTTTTAAGACGAAGACCCTTTAGTCCTGTACTTGACCGGGGCAATAAAAGACCAACATGGCCTTTAGGAATCTCTAGATATAGTCCTGTTTTAATCTCAATACAGTCATTACTTACAGCATAGTCGTCAATAAAAAGATCTAGCCCTCCAGAACCCTTTGTAGAAATTTCTGGGGTCTTTACTCCAGTGTCTGTCCAAAAGCGGATTCTAGGAATCTGAGCTTCGAAAGACTCAGTAATGGTCTCTTTGTGGTTGTCTACATCATAAGTATGTGCATTCATATTAGTCATAATTCTCTCCTTGTAATCTTAGCTAACTTAGCTCTTAGTTTCTCTTAGACTCAGGCGTTAACGCCCAATTAGGAGCCCAAGCTATAATCTTTTCAGACTCCTTGTCCCATTCTCCAAAACGAAGAATACGAACACAGCGAGCCTGAGCCAAACAATAATCCAAATCCAGTCCTTTTTCCTCATAGCTTTTTAAGACCAAAGCAGTTCTATTTGAGGGTTTAACGTCCTTCAAAAGCTTTTCTGCCTTAACCTTACCTATCTTAGGAATACCTGGAATATTATCTGTACTGTCTCCCATAAGCCATTGTTTATGGAAACAATAATCAGCAGCCTCAACAGAGATAAGTCGTGGAAAGTCCATTTTTTCTGGGTTCCAAAACCAGCCGGGACAAGTCATTAGATCCTTGTCTAGGCTAACGCCAATCATTGTCATAGATCCCATACCTAAGCCGATAATATCGTCTGCTTCTAGTCTATTTCTATGTACAGCCTTGTTAGACTCACACAGTATTCTTTTACAGATAGGCAATAGTTTAGGTGCAGGCTTGTTATTTCTATTAGCTTTGTAGCTAGGCCAGAAGTCTTTTCTAAAGTTGTCTTTTCTAGAACAAGAAAAAGCTAGAAGTCTTCGACTTAATCCTGGAGGGGTCCAGTAATTTACATCGAATGTTAGCCTTTCTTCTATATCTTTGATAGACGAGCCATTAGATTCTGCCCAGCAAGCTGCTTTGTATGCAATAATATCTGCATCTAGAATAGCAACATCAGGCGTTTCAATCATCGTCTTCTCCTGGTATTTCATCTAAGAACTTCTTAAGCTCCTCATCAATTTTATCAGCATCAGGAGCCCTCATTTCGTAGTTTGCTATGCAAGCTTCGCATAAGCAAGGGTCATTAGAAGATAAGAAGTTTATAAAGTTAACGGCCCACTTTTGAAGCTGTTCTTCTGGTTTATCATTGTGTATTACAAAGTCATACTCATGACGTTCTTTAATAACATCATCATCTAAAGTGTCAAGTTTATTGGCAACTTTTTCTGACTCATGTGATCTCCACTCTCCTTGAGGATCTTCAATCTCTCTTTCCATTGGTTTAACAAAAAGAAGAGTAGCTTTTACCTTAGGAGATTTTAGTATCTTTAGTTCATTAGGGTAACGAACATCATCAACTAAATACAAAGAAGGTCTTTCGCCTACTTGCATTTCTTCTGAGTACTCGGAAAGCATATCCTTGTACCACAAAGAAACCCAATGATCAGGATCTTCCTGCCTTTTTTCTGCGCCTATTTTTTGACAATGCTCTCTGTATTTTTGAGGATTGTTTTCTTTAGTATACCCAAGCTCTTCTGACACGTACTTTTTTAAAGGCCCTGCAAAAGGCTTTACAAACACATCCCAACCCAACTTTTCAGCCGCGTTATATAACTCTTTAGATAGCCTTGATTTACCTGTACGAGCTTTACCGCTCAGGCCTATTATAATCATGCTTAAAGTACCTCAATAAGTGTTCTGGGACTATAAGCTCAGGACATTCAAATCCATTTATACGAAGCGCGTCTATACAAGCCACGCTACAACAAGAGGGCCGTGATCCGCCTAAGTATTTCCACTTTATGACGGACCACGTACTCCCTCTTTTTTGTTGTGTATATATAGGATCTTTAATCGAGCCGATATATATTTTATTTTCTGGAACATGGGAGTAGACTCCTTTATACATACGAAACAAAGACTTAGTAGGAAACCACCCAGCCATTTGATAACATATGTGTAAAGTTCTTTCTCCTATGGTAAGAGTACAGTGAGTTAATGACGATCCAGTCCCTAACCTTATCCACTTTGATCTCCAACCTATTCCAGAATCTTTCCAAACTGTTAACGTTACTTTGTTTTCTTCCACCATTTTAACCAACAAACTGCTAACAAAGAGTTCATGCGTTGTCGTCTTTCATTACAACCACACTCAAAACCAGTAACTCCGTTTACTTTATGAACTATCCAAGCTATACCTGTACACTTGGTAATAAAATAAATAACATCGCCTAAACCAATAATGGTATGCGTGTTCTTTGATGGTGGGTTCTGTTTTTCTTTCATTTTAACTTTCTACTATTGTCATAGTGGTTTGGTTTGCTGAAACTTGCAACCCATAATACAAACCAGTTCCCACAAAATCCTGAGGACCAGCTGTATAATCGTTCCAAACTACTGGAGTTAAATTTCTTCCCCAGAGTTGTACAGCATTAGACTCATTTTTAAAAGGTGCTCTAATATTCATGCCAATGGGTAGGGAATCGGTTGGGGTAGGTATCTCTCTTTTTATTGTCCCGTATCCGCAAAAAACAGGCGGCCACGCGGGACAAGTAGCTTGCCAACAAGTTGTACAGAAGGGATCTACATCAGGACAGTTTTGACATGGAATAGGATCTACCGGAGGGTCTATGCGCTTAAAATTATCCATACCGCCACTTCCTTGCCCTGAACTTGCATACGATAAAAACTGAAATCCTCCTACGCTACCATCGTACCAGTAATCGTTACCTTCAGCTGTAAGATTTCTAGTAAGAGTTCCTGAAGGACTCATACCAGCATCTATTACAGTAGGTCTTGCTTGTATAATAAATAAACCTTCAGACCTGTTTAAAGCATAACAACCTGCATGATAAGAGGAGTCTTCGCATCCAGGGAATCCAGCACAATAATTCTTTTTTCTTAATGTACCTGTAAAATAATCTATATTCATTTGAGGTCGAGTATGCACAGTTCCTGGATCTAGTCGATACTCAGCAAACACGTCATTACCGCCTTCTACAAGTTTAAACACATACTGATATGTTTTTGTTCCATTTGTCACTGATCCAGCTTTAGTCCAAACACTAAGATCAAAAGTAGCATGAGGATAAGTACGAGTAATATCGTTAATGTCTTGAAAAGAAAACTCGCCACCTTTAAAATTATAACAAGATGGATCTAGTGGATTTGCTGTAGCTTCTCTAACAGCGTCAGGTTCGTCCGTTCCTCCTGAATTTAGAAAATCTGGAGCAACAAAAGCACTTCCCGGTGTTATAGCAGGAATCATTTCATCACTTCCGCTGCCTGTATGCCTAAAAGCCATCCCTGCATCTGGAGATGGTTCACCAGGAAAACCATACGCAACGTTTCCTGGACATACATGATGACCTCCTGTATACTTATATTCAATAGTAACAGTAATTGTAGGCGGTGGGTTATCTACGCCATCGTCTTCATCGTCACAGTTACGAGCCTTAAAAATACTGTCTCGATTACAAGTTTCACTAGTTTGACCAGCTGTAAAAGTCTTTGATGTAAACTGACTTGCAGCTAACTTAGCATCACATTGAGCAGAAGTTATGCCAGAGTGAACTTCAAAATTACATCCGCTTCCTAGTACACAACATCCAACATCGCACCCAAAGTAAGCACTAAGATCACCGGGAACAATATTACTACCAAACCAAGTTCCACCAAGACCATTACATACCGCTTCAGTTGTACCATTTGCAGCACCTGTAGTAAAACCACTAGAACAGCTACCAACTACGCATGTTCCTGTAGGCTCTTCACAATTAAAATAGTTATCCCAATAACTTTGGGGGTATATTTCAGGATCAGATAAATCTTGACCCCCAAACCAAGCTTTTACTGGATTATCTGCACTAGTTACGCAACCTGCTTCGGTAACTGGATAAGTTATAGTCCATCCACTACCGCAGCTTCCTTTAGCACACGTTCCTACAGGTGTTACTGTATCTTGGCAATTATAAATAGGTGAACGAATGTCTTTAAAACAAACTTGATCTGAATCGGGGCCAGTTGCAGTGGGAGCACAACCATCAAAAGACCAAGTAATGTCATCCCAGTTTAGTTCTTCTCCGTTACTGCTTAATAGTATATCTCCAAAACGTCCAGTGATAACTGTTTTAAACACTCCGGAGCTAACTTCAACACGAGTTACAATAGAACCTTGACCTTCAAACGGTTGGGTTGCCCCAAAGTTCCATTCGCCGTGTCTTTTCTGGTCGTGTAGTTGCGATAGTCTAGGTAAAAGAGAAATCAAAGTAGCTCTAATTTCGTTTACAGTTCCTTTAAACTGAAGCCAAAACTTAGGACGTTCTTGATTTCGTTCATAACTTTCTAAGTCTCTTCCTAAAGCAGCCGCAGTAAATGTGGAGTCTTTCTGAAGATAGAAAATTTCTATGTCGATTTCATTTGAGTTATCTTCTGATTGTTGATACCAAATATCAATACAACCATAAGAAGTAACTATAACTGTTAATAGACGTTCTAGTGTATTACTAGCCTTAACATTACCAGCAGTGAGCTGATTTTTAATTGAATACCAAGTTGGATTACGTGCCATTTAGTGAGTTTCCTGCCAAGTAGAACCAATGCACGCTTCTGAGTGAATCGGCATTTTAATTCCAAGGCGTTCTCCAGCTTCTAAACTAGCAGCTTCTAGAATCGTACAAACTTCTTTAGCTACGTCCTTATGAACAGCAAATTGCAACTCATCGTGGACATATGCCATTTGAAGTACTTTAGATCCTAGATGCTGTAAGCGTAGATTTGCAACTACCATCCAATACTTGGATACAATTGCGCCAGCGCCTTGAAGCATAGTATTTAGAGCTGCGTGTTCTGATCTACAACGAACCCATCTGCCATCAGGCAGCTGAACTTCGCCACGCTCTAGAAAAGACCATTGGACTTCTTCGATTACTTTTTTCAAAGCAGGGAGCTTAGCTAGGAACTTATCCTTTAGTTCTTTACCTTTGTTACGGCTGCCGCCTACAATTGTACCAATCTTAGCGTCACCAGCTCCGTATAGAAATCCATAAATAAATGTCTTAGCTTGGTCTCGTGTAGACAAACCAGCAGCTTTTTGGTTCATGGTGTGTACATCACCGTTTAAGATAACATCAGCATAAGCTCCGTTATCGTGTTTGTGCATGTAATGAGCCAACATTCGTAACTCTAACCCAGATAAGTCACAACCAACTTGAACATAATTATCAACACCAGGAATCCATAAGGCTCTCATTCTTTTATCTTTAGCTACTTGAGCAACATTAGGATTGGCGTGAGTACAACGACCTGTGCCAGCTCCTTGTGTATTGACCTCACCGTGAATCCTGTTGTCAAAAGATTTAGAAGCTTTGTCATTCCAATCTTTGATTTGACCCTCTAGTTTTAGATTGTCTCGATATCGTAAGATCTTATTAGCTTCTTTAATTCCTTTTTGCGAAAGCTCTTTTAGAACAACTGAATCAATCTGAGGATTTCCTTTTTCAGTACGAGGAATACTTTTATCAATTCCACGATACTTCTCTATAAATCTTTGATGTACTTGTAAATTGCTTTGTGGATTAAATGTAGTTATCTTAGACTTTAGTTGCTTTCCTGTTTTTTCTGACCATCGCTCTTCAATTTTATCAGGAAAGATTGTTTGAAGCTCATCTAAATAAGTTGCTCGTTCAATAGCCAATATTTGTTCTAAGTCTACGCCTTCGTTTAGATTATAGCCAAACCCGTTTACGTGCTGTTTGAAACAAACCTGAGCAACCAAAGTTTCAAACTTAATGATCTTGTCATTGTCTTTGATAAACTCTTTTTGTGCTTGTAAGATATCATAGTTTAACATTACATCTTGAACACAATATGTCAACATTTCATTGGAGAAGTGAGACCAGTCTTCAAACTCAATCTTATCATTGTTTAGGTGTTGTCCCCAGTTCTTTAGACCATTGCCTCCAAAAGGATGCTGTCTAATATCTGGGTACATTAGCCTTGATACAATCAACGTATCTAAAATATTTCCGTTAAGTTTTGTCTTGTAGAGTTTTTCAATAACTGGTATATCATATGTTGTAATGTTATGCCCAATTAAAGTGGTAGCTTTACGAAGTAAATTAATACCGTCTTCTATGGTATCGGGGGTAAACTTGTAAAGCTTCTTTGAATCTACATCATACGCAACTAAACAATAAACTTCTGTTACATCCCAGTATAGGCCGTTAGCCTCGATGTCGAATACTAGTCTCACAGGTTCTCCTAACTATTTGGATTCAATACTACCTGTCCTTCAGATATTTGAAAATCTACTTCCTTCAATCTTCCGGCAGATCTATTATAATATAAACAAGAAGCAACACCAGATCTACCAGTAAGACGATTCTTTAGAACTCTTACGGTTGTAGTATTTGCCTCGTACTCACAATCAGCTTGACGATCACGCTCAAGTGCGATGATTGTATTGGGAACTGATGCAAGGCTACCGGAACCTCTTAGATCCTGTAGTGTAATTCTTGTACCTTCTTCAAAAGCCTTGTCGGTTTTCTTAAGCTGAGATACAATATCAATGTGAACACCTGTACGCACAGCTAGTGCGCGAAGTTGTTTCATTACGGTATCAATTAAGATACGTTCATTAGTCGTTTCATCATCCTTGCTTACCATCATACCTGCTGCAAGCGCAGTAATGTGATCTAGAATGATTGTATCTACGCCCAAAGAAACAGCCATGTATTCCATACGAGCAATGATGTTTGTCATTGCGCTGTTACCTAGATGGTCATAGATGTAAAGATTAGTATCTTCTAGTGATTTCTTTGCTTCTGAGTATTCTTCATCAGATAAGTCGTCAAAGAATTCAATACTAATAGGTTCCTTGCCCATTTTCTCACGTAGGTTGTTCATAATCTTAGTTGCTCTAATAGCTCTTACGGGCTTGTTTAGAAGCAATGAGATCATGTCATCTCTTGTTTCTTCAGGAGATTCTTCTAGCATAATCATGCCAATAGATCTACCTTCTTCAAGATGGTGATGAGCTACTTCTCTTAGGATAGTAGACTTACCAGAACCAGTCCCAGAACACCATAGAGAAACTTCTCCGCTTCGCTGTCCTAGAAGAAACTCTGATAGGTTATCCCAAGGATATGCGTACACTTCCATTGTGTCTTCAGAAAACGATTCAGCAATATCAGCCACATGTAGAATCTCGTCAGGGCTGTACAACTTTGCCTGAAAGATTGCATTTACAATAGCCTTGCTATCATTAGACTTAAGACATTCGTTTGCATCCTTACGAGGAAGTGTAGCAATCTTGACACGACCTGGAGGAAGCAGTTGAGCACAGTTTACTGCAGCTTCTCTACCAGCGTCGTCGCTGTCAAACATAAGAACAATCTCTGGAAACTTTGAAAGCCACTCAAGATTATCTTTAATGTTGTTAAGAGCGTTACCTGTACCGCCATTAAGAGAAACAACGGGCCATCCACCATTAGACTGATACACAGACATGGCATCGATTTCACCCTCGGTAATTACAAGCCTACGACTATTGCTGCCATCAAAGAGATGCTGACCAAATAAACCAGCGCCTCTGGCTTCTCCTCGCCACTTGAACTGTTTGTCTGGCCCTCTAAACTTCTGTGCAGCCAGAGAACCGTTTGAATAAAAGTTAGCTACATGTACGCAGCCCTTTTCAGGATGCTCAATAATTTGATAGCTAAACTTTCTAAGTGTTTCTTCTTTCAAACGACGATCAGATAGATCCTTGTATTCGCCATACAAAGGCTTCCAATCTCCAATTGGCTTACGCTGTTCAATCACCTTATCACCTTTTTCATAATATTTGCAACGATAACAATAAGCATGTCCATCGTTGTACTTTGCTAGATTGTCTTCTGAATTGTCGTGTCCTTCAGCAGCGCATTTAGGACATTGTTCTCGACCAGTAACAAAAGATTCACTCATGTTTTACGCTCTCTTCTATCGATATTGTAAAGTAACCCTCATTGATTTCATCTTCACACCACGCTTTACTGATAGCAAGATTGATTACTTGTCTATCATCTTCCCATAACCAGCCATTGAACTGATCCATTATGCTCTTGGCATAATTATCGACATCGGCTCGTGGAGTAAGCAGTTTGGTTGTTTTGGGTTTTGTTATGTAACATTCAATTTCAACACTAAGAAGAGAGCTAGAAGGCTCTAAGCCTCCTAGCTGCTCTTCTTTTAGTGAGATCATTGCTTCACGGAACTTTTTATACGGACCAGCATAGTACGTATGTCCCATGCGAGTTACACGCGGTCTTGATGCAGCAATGGGATTAATGTTAAATCTCCATTGCTTTAGCATCAGAACGGAATATCCTCGGCGTTGGTTGCGGCAGCAGCTGTTTCACAAGTGCTGTCTTCGCAAGTCTCAGGTTCACCGCAGCATTCTTCCTTAGCTTCGGTTACAAAACCATCGTCATGAGCTTCCCAGCCGCTGTTCATCGAACCGTTAGCTTCGATAACCTGCACGCCGGATAGGAAGAGACTCATCTTTCCTTCCCACTCACGCGCCCAAATCTTAAGACGGACCTTGTCACCCTTTTGAGGGAAATAGTCGGTCTTTACACCCTTAGAATCTACGATACGACCATATTCATCCTTGTCCTGCTTAGTGAACTCGGTGGTCTTTACCTTAACGATAGTGTCGCCAGATTCCTTACCAGTGTAAGTGCCGTTGAGGGGCATACCAAGCTTATCAATCTGAGCCTGGAATTCCTCATTGACTACGACCTGAACGTCGTGCTTCTTGCTACCCCGGAACTCGTCAGGCTTACGAAGGTTAGCCCATGCGATTTCAACTACGGGAGAATAAAGTTCATTGTTACGATTTGCCATTGTGTCTTTCCTTTATATTACACAACTTACTTGATGGGACCATTCCCAATAATTCAGCGCCAGTCTTCTAGAAATAGTGGTTCGAAGACAGCGCTTTGACCATTAAGAACTACACCACAACCTAAGATAGGTCGTTTACTGTAGATCTTGCTGTAATTTAAATAAGGCGATCTGGGGTCTACCCCACAGCCAACCTGCATACCGAAGTATCTGGTTGATTGATTAGCACCGTACAACACGCCGCCTTGAGCGTGAAGGTGTCCTTGAACAACAGACGAGAACTCAATCTGCGCGTTAAGAAACGCAGCATTGGATTGGTTGGATCGTCCCTTGTCTCCATGCCTATAGATAACACCATCAATAATAAGATCTGTGTAGCGCGGAAGGATATTCCATGTGTCAGGGAGATCTAGAATCTGTGATAGTGATAAGAGCATAGAAGGCGGTAGCCCTGCCTCAGCCGCTTGGCGTGCAGGCAAAGCCGAGTGATTACCTGTTAGATAATCTACCTTAGGAAACAATTTACACAAAGTTTTTACTTGCTTCTTTGCTTCTGTCAGTTCGTCTTCAATGTTAGGCATTCCTACTTCTTTAGCATGAAAGCTAATTCCGTGGAAATCTACTAGGTCTCCGATATGTACAACCCTATCGCAATCCCAAGCCTTGTAAACAGACTCAAGAAAATCAGGATAGGAGTCTAACATAGCAGGACAGTGCGTGTCTCCAACTACTAGTACATTACTCATGAAGGCTTCTCCACTTGATAGAACGGACGCTTTCCTTGATAAAGAAGTTTCCATTCCTGTGCAATTGAAGGGCCGACATAAACAGTCTTTGTCTTATGCTTTCTATCTTCTAAAGTATAGGACTGGGGCTGATGAACGTCAATCTTACCAAGTCTATGACAAACTTGAGTAGGAGTTAGTTCAGCGTTGTCGTAGTCATACTCTTTGATAAGAGCGCCACTAGATAACTTTGTGGCTGCCTTGCTAGGCATGATCTCAATTTTAGTTCCCTTTAGGGGGCCGGTAATAAACCGTCGTTCTTCACTCATCTTCTTCGTCATCCCTTTCTGGATCATTAAACCCAAAAGACTCTTCTTCGTGTTCTCCTAGAGTATCTAGAAAATCTTGTAATAGATCCATTAGATCTTGGTTCTTTAGGTCTTTGTAGTTAAAGCTTTCGTCAACGATATTAAACTCAACGTTGATAATATTATCTTCTGCTTCGTTTTCTAATCCGTTGTTAATTAACTCGTCAGTATAAATGTTTGAAAATAATTCTGCCCAAATATCATTAGGAGAAATAATTTTCTGCTTCTTTGCAAGCTCTGGACTTTTATCTTGTAACCACTTAA